TCAACCTTCACGCGGCCATTGGAGCGGCGGTGGGTGGCGACGACATCGTGCAGGAGCGGCGGCTCCATGCCCATCATCGCCATTTCCTGCGTCTGCTCCATCGCGGGGTAGCTCTCGACGACATCCAGCGACACGTCTGGATCGGCGGAGAGCATAGCCAGAGCGGCATCGTCGAGGCCGGTCATCTCGGAGGTGCTGGTCTCAACGGCCTCGTCCCAGTAGAACTTGAGGATGCCGTTCTTGCGGATCAGCGCGTCCTTGAAGGCCGAGTGAAGCTCCAAGAAGCCGTTATTGTCGCTGTGGAAGATGTAGTTAACGTATTCGGTCGCCTGCATGGCGGCGGGAACGTCCTCGGCGCTGCGGGGCGCAAACTCAACAGTCTTGTCGGACGACGTGAACACCCGCATGAGCGACGGCATGATGGCCTGCACGGTGTCGCGCACGTCCATGCTGACCACTTGGCTGCGGCCTTCCTCCTCGTCGCCGTATGGCTCGCCGCGGTAATATTCTGTCGCGCGAGCGCGAACTGGCGAAACAATGTTGTCGATGAAGTCGACTGCGTCGTCGATCTCGTTGCGGAGGATGCCTTGCAGCTTCTCGTCGCTCATCCACTCGGGGTTGATGAGTTCCTGCACCTCGTTGGTCAGTTCGCTTGTTTCGTATGCCATGTCGGCTCCTTGGAAGTCTTCTGTGACAGGGTTTCGGCGCGTCGCGCCTCTTCCTGAGCAATGCGCTCGGCCTCCTCCTCGGCCTGCCAAGGTCCGAGAGACCTGTGATTAGCGCCTACGATCTTCATTTCCACCCCGCTCCGGTGATATATCTCTGGAGTATACCCGCTTCTTCTGGCGACGGCATCCCCCCAGCCTCCCAAGTCCAGCTTGGCATCAGTCCAATCTTCTGGTCCGCAAAAACAGTGTCGCCAGTGTTGGCGGTTCTATTTGAAAGCCCGTATGGGCCAGAGTTGAGCCAGCTATTCTGGCCACGGGTCTCGCTCGTCATAGCACCGCGAGCCTCCGGCGAATACATACGTGAGTGTTCCAAGAATGCCCGCTCCTCGCCCTGACGGCGGAAGAACGGGTTTCCAGAGCCAAAATGCCCGAAAGCGTCGTGAACGGCGCGGAAGGCGTCATTGGCAACGGCGTCCTGCTTGTCGCCTATTCTTCCGACCCGCTTTAGCAATGGATTTGCGGCAGAGTCAAAGTAGTCTGACCCCGTGTCGGCTCCGTATCCGAAGTCAGTCGGGAAAACCCACAGGCGGCCATTCTCGACGAGGTCTTGATAGCCCAAGGCCGGTGACGCGGCGTATGGGTCTTGCATTCCCTCACGCAAAAACTTGAACTCGATGCCGCTGTCTTTTAGGGCATTGTATTGATCAACTGTCTCCTGAACCATTGCGTCGTATGCCCGACGCACTGCGGGGTTCGACGGATCGTTAGCCATCATGTCGTAGGCTGCGGCGATCATCCGCGCCCGCTCCTCGCTAAATGGCGGGTAGGCGTCAAAGCCCCGCGTATCCATGCCGCGATCTGCCATGTATTTGCGGGCGGCATTTTCGATCTCACTGATCGGGCGGGCCTCAAATTTCTCACCGCTCGGCATCTCAACGGCTGACGGCTTTCCTGCGGCAGATTTATACGCCGACGGCGCGGACAGGCGCTGCCCGACCATGTAGGTCTGCGCGGCCTGCTCGCCGATACTGGGACGCGACAGGACGCCACGCACGGCGCTGCGGCCCAGTGCGGCGGCGGGAATGGCGTCAATCAGGCCAAACGTCATGTCGCCAATCGTGTTGCTCATGTCAGCGCCACGAGCCGAAGCGTAAGCCGCATCTCCGGCGCGGATCAGGGACGGTATGATGCCAAAGTCGCCAATGGCCATAGGCCGATCCTCGGCGTTTGTTGGGCGGCCTATGGTGCGGTCGGCAAATTGAAGCCCCTCGCGCTGCAACGCCTGCTGCCACAGCCACTGGCCCAAGCTGAACGGCGGGGCTTGCCTGATCTCGGCTTTTGGCCCTGTAGGCTCTGACGCGGCGGCATAGCTATCCCAGAAGGCCCGCTCCTGATCTCGGGCGGTCCCGTAGTCTACGCCAAACCTGTTGAATCGAGGGTCCGCCACTTCTAGTAGCCCACAGACTTGAGGTATGTGTCGATCTCGGACATCGCGGGGTCAGCCTCCTGCGCCGAAGCAAGACCAGCGGACCCTGCAAGCCCGATCAGGCCAGCGCCGCCGCCAAGGATTGACCGGCGAGGTCCGCTGTATGTCGCCCAAGACGGCTGCAAGTAGCCTCCGAATTGCTGCGCTTGCTCGACGATCATCTTGCGGGCCTGATCGGCAGTGATCTGCCCCTGATCCTTCAAATCCCATATAGAACGCGCCGACGCCACAAATGGATGATTTCCACGGATGCTGGGCGGCATCAAAGCGCGAAGCTGCTCCCATGTTATGGATTGCATCTGACGCGGAAGCCATCCGCCAATGTCTTCTGCGGCGCGGGCTGTTGCGTCGGCGTAGAGTCCGTAAGCGGCGGTGCTTCCCGTTTCCGGCGCACCAGCGTTTGACCAAGGCATACCCGCCTTCGGTGCGGATTGCCCAGAAAGCCCGTGGCCGACCTCTGGGGCCGAGCTTCCGTATGGCATCAAGAGGCCACCTGCAATCTGGTGCGTGTCGGCTGTTACGTCAAACGGGCTTTGCGGCGAGTAGATGTTGTTGAAGAAGTTTCTGACCTTATGCTCAGAACCGAGGTAATCGGAAACGGCACCAAGCGAACCATCGCTCTCAAGGATAGATATGGCCTTGCCCATATTGTTGAAGCTCTGGTGGACAATCTTTCGCCTATCGCCAGAGCCAGATGTTGCGTAGTCCAGAATGTCGCCTTCTGGCGACACTTCCCTGTAGTCCCTGCCGTGCTTCGCCTCATCGTAGGCGCGTAGCCACATGGCCTTTTTCGCTGGAGTATCCATCGCTCCATACGACCAACCGCGAACCTCATTTTCAAATATGGGGTTCCGAGTCCACGCTGTTTCTCCCGCCTTGTCTGCTGCGCTTGTCAACGCAACAACGTCCATTTCTGGCGTCCACGGCATTTGAGCGTTTTGGTTTACCTCAGAAAATGACTTGATCAGACGTTCGCCAAGGCCGACGTTCTGATACCAGTCCTTTTGCGGAGACAAAACAGCAAGAACCCCTGACGTTTTCTCCGGCGTTGTCCCAAACCTATCGGCAAGCTCATTGGCGATCCGGTTCGCGCCGTCATACCACTTGGCACTCTCCTCGGTGATGCCCGACTTATCAGCAAGTTCATACAAGCTGATGATGTTGCCCTTCATGTGTTCAGTGATATTTTCGGCGGTTTGCGCTGGGTCTTCCGAAAGAAGACCCTTCATGCCGGAATATGTCCGCGTCATCATCTCAAGATTCTGAGGTGCAGACGGGTTCCGAAGCATTGTCTGCGTGTCGGCGACTAGGCCACCAAGTGCGGGGTCTTCCAGCCCTCTCGTTGGCAAGCGCGTCGAAACGCGAGCAAAATCCGTCGGAAGAAGGCCGGTTAGTTTTGATCCAAAGCTCAGAAGTCCCATAGTGATCCCCTAGAACGTGTATGTGCCGACTGCGGGGTAGCCGTAGCCACCACCGCCCGTGCCGGTGCCGCGAATGTTGCCAGAATACGGGGGCAGAGGGTTGTGGACCCACGGCAGGCCGCCTGTCGGGATGACAACTGGAAGCCTACTCGCAGTTGTCGCGCGGGTGTAGTCAGGCCCAGTCATGTAGCTGTCATAGATACCGCCGACAAGCGGGAAGCTCGGGCCGCCCATAGATAGCGGAGACGTGAACATCCCTCTGGGCGCTGTTGGCATATTGACCGGCGAACCCCAGTCGCCCATCGCAACGGGGCGGGGAGGGATGTTGACGGGTGCGCCCCAGTCGCCCATCGCCACGGGGCGGGGCCGAGCCTGCGGGCGGATAGACGCAGCGGGCGCTGCGGGCGCCGCAGCCCGCGTCGGACGCGCCATAGGCCGAGCCGCTGCGAGCCGCTCCTGATAGCCCAGAGGGCGGAAGCCGAGGGCGTTGGCGAGGTCCGCGAGCATACCGCCCTCAAAGCGCTGACCGGCACGGCCACGGCCACCGCCGTCGAGCATATCGCGTAGGGCGCTGACGCGCTGGTCGCCCTCGCCGTAGCCCCAGCCGCCACGCTGGCCGCCCTCACGCCGGTCGAGGATGTTGCCAACCATCGCGGCGGGTCCGCCACGAGTGGGCTGCTCGGTGTAGGCGCGGGACTGGCGATACTGCGCCTCGCGCCCTGCGCCCTGCGTGCGGCCCAGAGTGGCTGCGGTGCGGTCATAGTAGCTAGCGTCGCGATCCTTGAGGCCAAGCCCCATCGCCAAGTCGCTGAATAGCCCCATGCTGATCCCCTAATTGCTTGCCAACACAATAGCAGGCCCGAGCAGACAAAAAAAGGCCGCTGGGCATGGCGAGGAGAGGTCGCAGCCCAGCGGCCAGTTTCCTCAACGCACACAGGCAGCGAGCGGAGGAGCGCGAGGGAGGATCGCGCACCGCAAACATACGAAAATTGCGGCCAGCGGTAAAGGCTCAAAAAAACTGCTCCAGAGACCGTTGACATTTCCCCACCACTCCTTTACGCCGTGAGGCGTAAGGGTGGTGGGGAAAGTGGTCTTCCGCACTGGTGGTGGGTCACACCACGCCCCTGATCCCCCGCTTCAATGGCTTCGCCCACCCGCCCGCAGCAGAAACGCCATACGCCATCGTCGTGTGGTCGCTGGCCAGTGACAGGCACACGGCATCCGCACGGTCTGGCGATTTCAGCCCGCGCTTCTTCATGTCGTCCTTGCTCTCCACCTTGATCTTGCCCGACGACATAAACGAGTAGCGCGGCGCGGTAAGCTCGCCGACCAGCTTCTCATCGCGCGGTAGCTTCACGTCGCGGCCCTCCAGCCACTCCTTGGCCTTAAACCACAGCTCGGCCCGCATATTCGCGTAGATCGCGCTGGACGCGGCCCTCTCGGACACGTTCAGGCCACGCGCGGGCAGCCCTAGCTCCCTCAGGCGGTCCAGAACACCCGCGCCAAGCCCGATGCTGTCCACGATGATCTCAATGGGCCGCTTCGACGGGGGCATCGTGTCAAACTCGATCTTCACCGCCCCGACAAGCTGCATCAGGTCCAGCCCATTCCACACCTTCAGCGGATGCACGACCGGCCCCTGACGCTTGCACAGCACCGAGCTATCGTTGCCGTGCCGAGCCACGTCCAAGCCCCACACGGCCCGCGCATCCTCCGCCACAGTGATCTCCGCATTCAGGGCCGCCTCGACAAGCTCCATCGGGATCACCGTGTCGTCCTCGGCGGGCGGGAAATTGCCCAGAACGCGGACGTGATACGCCGGAGACCCCTCGCCGTAGCGATCCTTCATCTCGCGCACAAAGTCATCGCTCACGCGGGGCGAATCCAAGCAGGAGACGTGCATCGTGAACCAGTCATCGCGCAGCCGGTGGTGCGTCTCGTAGAACAGCCCGCTGACGCGGGTCGGGTTGCCGGTCAGGATCGTCGTGGCGTTGTGGCCAGACATCGAGCCAGCGGCACTCTCGAACACCGCCTCGGGAACACCCGACGCCTCGTCCGCGATCAGCAAAACGTGCGGCGAGTGGACACCAGCGAGCGCCTCGGGCTGCTCCGCACGGCTCGTCCGGCACGAGATAAACGTGTCGGAGGGCGACGCCTTGCTCTCAATGCGGTCGCTCTTCACCTCCAGCAAGTCGCTCAGTGGCGGCTTCAGGCGCTTGATGAGGCGCTTCACCTCCGCGAACAGGGCGTCGAATAGCTGCGCCGATGTGGGCGCTGTCATCACGACCTTCGACGGGGTGCGCCAGAGTATGTGCCAGACCGCCGCGATGGCGACGGCTGTCGACTTGCCGACCCCGTGGCCAGAGCGGACGCTTATGCGGCGCTTCTTCGGGTCGGCGACGGCGCGCAGGAACTCGACTTGCCACTCGTCCGGCTCGACGCCCAGCGCCTCGCGGGCGAATAGCACGGGGTCGCGGCTGTAGCGTTGC